TAATCTCCGACTGCGCCTTTTACAATATTTGGATATTCACCTAAGTAAGTACCCGCTTCTAACATATCTTTGGTGAGAAGATATTTGTGTGGATGATCGATGGCATCCCAATTATCTAAGATATGTTTTGCTAATTGATCAAACTCTTGATCAGTTATTAAATTTTTATCAAGCTTATAATATGCATAAGAGCACATTAAGTATTTTGCTACAGGATTTTTCATTAAGCATGACCTCTTAACTTAAGAGATTCATTCATTGCTTCAGTATCTGTATAATACTTATCCTGATGAGCAATATTAATTTTAGTAGATATGGCGGCAGCCAATCCACTATTCTTTTCAATTAACTTTTGAGCAAATTCATCTTGGTGAATTGGTGACATTGCTTCTAGTTGCTTGATGATTGTATCATAATTAAACATAATATAAACTCCCGATTTTTTATTATAGTTATATTCTACCACAGTTTTTAGCAAATGTAAAGGAAAAAGTGATTAACATATTAATTAGTTTCTCCTCATGGTTGCATATTCTTTAGCATCTGCATTTTTACTTACAGGTACCATGTTTGATTTATGCATAGTAGCAATACCGGTGATGAAGGTACCAGTGTAAGTATTTTGTTTAGACTTACCAACGATAGGACCGGTGTAGTCACTAGTTGGTAGAGCTCGTGAATGCTCCTTATAATTAGGAGCTTTGATTCCTGCGTTCTTTGTTTTATTTTTTAGTTGTGATGGATGTACACCTCTATCCATAAGCCACTTATCATGTTCAGCTTGAGCTTTTTGCCAACCTGCTTTACGAAAAGGTTTCTTTCTTTTTTTACTATTTAAATTATTATAATATACTGGCATCAAATGCATTGTCATTTTATAACTCCCAACAACTTTGTTAAATCAACATACCCATAGTTGACTGCAAATATTATTGCAAGTACAATCATAATTACAACTGCATTACGAAAGAACCAGCCAACTATGGAAAAGAATACACCTACAATCAATGCACCAGCTACCGCGAAGAAGAGGAGTTGAAGAAATAGTGGTAGCATTGATTGTATTTCGGATGGACTAGGCATGTACTGCCTCCAAATTCTGTGGGGCGGCGATCACTACATCTAACCTTACCGACCGATGGGTCCGCCCCATGGTAAGGCTAGGGAACGTTTTATACTCCACCGATGATTCCCTGGGTAGTTCCGTACCTGTAAATCCCGAAGTGCTTCTAACTCTGCCTAATGCAACTTTTCCTTCACACAACTTGGTGGTTGCTTTCGCTATGTCATTATATTTCTCCATTATTTTAATCAATTCTTTTTCCATTATAGATATATTCTACCACAGTTTTTAGCAAATGTAAAGGAAAAAATGCACTTATTTGAAAAAAAGTGATTAACATATTAACTAAGTCCTATTCCTTTGTATTTCATCTGGTCCAGAATTGGTAGACATTTCTGGACTTTTATTCCAATTAAAAATATTTTTATTTTTACATGCTTGAAGTTCTTCGGTTAATTCTTTAACACGTTTATATAAAGTATATTTTTCTTTAGTTTCTTCGGCAAGTTGCTTTTTAAGCAACTCGACTTCAGTGAACGGTTGGTTCATCATCTTCAAATTCCTCCAACTTGAATATAAACTCAATACCGTTATCGTTATGAGCCTGATGAACCATTTCACCAAGCTGATAATCTTTATCTTCAACGGTAAAGACTATTTCGTTTTCGTCATTAAATTTTTTTGCTGATGCTTTTTTAAAATCGATTATATTTGATTTTTTCTTTGGCATATTAAAACTCCTTTTCTATTATATTAATTCTACCACACTTTTACTTAAATGTAAAGGAAAAAGTGTTTAACTTGTTAAATGTTTTGCATGAATTCTACAACCAATAAAGTTGTTGTAGTAATCATCTCTAAACAATACGTTGTGGTCGAATTGAAGCTTGGCTTCATAGTAAGACATTTCGCCTTTTGTTTTACAGAGTTTTAATATTTCACGTTTGAATCTTTCTTTTCCGTATTGTTCCACAAGCTGGCATACTTCATTTGACGAGCTGTAATACTCTTTCCAGTTAGATTCAATACGTGTTCGTACACGTCTCTTACGTGTTTTATTGATGGGTAAGACTTTAGGTTTCCAGAAGTTTTTCTTTCCAATATACTTTTTGTCGGTATGAATTTCGGTAAGTTGATATACAAAACCTTGATACTCCTCTGGTGTTATTTCAAATAGTTCATTATTATAATACCACATGTAGTTATTTATTCTTTTTTATTAACTGCACCTTTTAAAATAAGTGGACTCGTTGCTTGAAGTATTGGCGTATCTATACCTATAGGTAAAGGTTTAGTTGGTTCAAATCTTGGAAGTAAAGGTAATAAAATTAAAAAGTGAAAGAAATAATATGCAGTACATACTCTACTTAACCAAACATATATACCTTCAGCAGGCATTGCACCAAGATAACCTAATGCTATGCAATCAATAAACAAAATCCAGAAAAATATTTTATATAATGGTCTAAAGTTTGAACTTCTAATTGGTTGTTTATCAAGCCAAGGCAATATGAATAAAACTGCAATTGCACCAAACATGAATAATACTCCACCAAGTTTATCAGGTATCGCTCTTAATATTGCGTAAAATGGTAAGAAGTACCATTCAGGTACAATGTGTGGAGGTGTTACCATAGGATTAGCTTCAATGTAATTATCTGGATGTCCCATAAAATTTGGAAAGAAGAATACTGCCGCAGCAAAGAATGTCAAGAATATACCTAATCCAAACAAATCTTTTATTGTATAATAAGGGTGAAACGGTATAGTGTCTTGTTTACCTTTCACATCAATACCTATTGGATTATTTGAACCGAATCTATGTAACGCTACTAAGTGTAAAATAACAGTACCGACTATTACGAAAGGTAATACAAAGTGTAAACTAAAGAATCTATTTAACAACGCATTATCTACACTAAATCCGCCCCACAACCATGTCACAAATTGTTCGCCTATCAATGGTATCGCACTAAACAGATTAGTTATCACTGTGGCACCCCAAAAACTCATTTGACCCCATGGTAATACATAACCCATGAATGCAGTTGCCATCATTAATAATAATATAAAAACACCAAGAATCCAAAGTAGTTCACGCGGCGCTTTATATGACCCATAATACAGCCCACGGAATATGTGTATATAAGTTACTATAAAAAAGAAACTTGCACCGTTCATGTGAATATATCTAATCAACCATCCGTGATTAACATCTCTCATAATTCTTTCAACAGAATCAAATGCATAATCTACATGTGCAGTATAATGCATACTCAATACAATACCTGTAATGATCATTATTACAAGAGTTATACCTGCTAAAGAACCAAAGTTCCAAAAGTAATTTAAATTTTTAGGTGTAGGATATTCAGTCAATTCATGATTCATAAATGAAAATATACCGAGTCTATGATCAATCCAATTGACTACAGGATTTTTAAATTTTTTCTTTGCCATTAAAAGTCTACGTCTATTCCATTTATACTATAAGTCTTACCATTAAAACCTTTGTCCATTTTTTCAATGTCACTCATCTTTTCACTATTAATCCTTTTCCACGGATTGAACTTCTTCGGCTTCAGCTCTTCTTCCACAGATCGGACAGTAAGTAGGTTTTTGATACGCTGCCACATATGAAGTTTCATAGCATTCTTCGCAATCTATCTGGTAATCTTTCAATTATTTCTTCTCTTCTTTTTTGTGTTGCAGTTGCCCATTCTGCAATCTCTTGTGTTGATCTGCCACAGCCTATGCAAAAATCATCTTGCAAAGTACAAATTTTTATACAAGGTGAAACGACTTTAGAAATCGATTTCACAGGCGCCACCTGCACAGGCGGCTGCAGCGAGTGTATCAACATCAGTATACTTTCTTTCTTTTATATCTTCTTTCCAATCAACAGTTTTAAGTGTTGATTGAATCTTATTCCATTTATGTAATAAGTACGCATCTTTTAAACAATGCTCAGCAACATTCGAATCTGAATTAAGATAGTTATCTCCAAACTTTTTAAATCTTCTTATCCAATCACGTTTCATAGCATTTTCAGAAGTTTCTAAAGATATATCTTCACCGAATCCTTTTGCAGTTGAGCAGGCATCCCATAAATTATTAAAAACTTTTAATGCATCTACCACCATGCCTGATGCAAAGATTGCAGCATTACCATATTTCTTTACCATATCTTTTGCAGTAATGACCGCAGTGTTTGGTGCTTGATTGTAGTCTTTATCACCAGTCATAGGTAAGAACGAAATACCAGCAAATGAATGTCTATTTTCAAATACATACTTTTCAACTTCATCCCAATCATCTACAATAATAGTATTTGACACGTTATGTCTTACACCATTATCTGCACATAAATCTTCATTAGTACCAGCTTCAACCCAATATTGCTGTGCTGTTTTTACTAATTCAAGATGCTTAACGCCTAATAGATCATCTTTATACATTGAACCTTTTTTAGGTAGTATTGGAAACGACACGACAACATCTGTTCCACCTGCAGACCATACTGATTCTTCAACCATATATGGATTTGTTTTCATAATTGCTTGAGTTATTTCTGATTCTTTATTCATTTGAACATTACGTATATACATATTTGAATGTTCGGCATGAATACCTGATGCAGTTTGTAATAATACAGAAGCGTTACCACTTGGTTTTACACATGTAGTTCTTGCTGCAGCATTAATGCCAATAATCTTTGCAACTTCTCTATTTACTTCTTTGACAATCTCTGCACCTTTCTGCAAGATTTTCTCGTCAAAAAGTATGTCTGGATTATTCATCCATCCTGTAATTGAAACTCCAAGCAATGCTTCTCTATCAAAAATTAATTTTGAAGTATCAGTTAAAAACTTGAAGTCAGTGTACCCAGCTTGTAGGGTACCGAGGATAGACGCCGCTCGACATGCCTTATAAAAGTCTTCCTCGGTATTGCATTTGCCTCCGTTGATTTCAGTTAGGTTGCAACCTTGCCAACCTGACTTTTTATTGATCTGAGGATACATACCAATCTCTACACATGGATTTGTAGTATGTTCTGT